GCCCGCGCGCCGATACCCAACTCGACGCCGAAGGGAAAATGGCACGCTACCGCGTCGCACCGAAAGCTTGCCAACCCCCAACGCATAGCCGACGCCGACGGTGAACGCTACCGCGTCGGGCAGGTCGGAGCCGAAAGATAACAAACGGGCGGGCGCGCCTCGTGCTGAAGCACTCGGCGCACACGCCCGCCCTCTCACCACGCCAACGGTGAACGCGGCGCGAAAAGCGCGCCGCAACCAAAACACCGCGATTTCAACCGAAAGAGGAGAGACAAAAAGAGATGAAAACGCCATCAAAAAAATCAAAGAAAGTCTTATGTAACCGAGTTACATAAGACGCTCTGAAAAAATTTTGCCGAAAACCACACCGAGAGGTCACAGCGAAAAGGGGATGAAATCGCGAGGAGTGGAAAAGAAGAAGAAAAAGAAAGTAGCCACGCCTGAAGCGTGACTACTTTCTCGCCAACACACCTACGGAGAATGTGCCCAGGAGGAGGGGAAACGGAAAGGAGGTCGAACCGTTTATACCGCAGGCAAACCTATTCTACCACAGAAAGCGCGCAACACAAAGACATCAGTCAAACGGATCCTGCTCAGCACCACGCAGAAGAAAGAGTGTGACAACGAACGAGAGAGCCGAGAACAACAGAAAGAACAACGCGCACGTAAAAAGTAACTTGACAGCAAAAACAACGTCCATGCTACCTCCCACGCCGACGCCACTTGCGCGCATTGCGCGCGAAATTCGCCTTGCGCCTTATCCGCACATCACGCGAACGCAAGCCAGCCCGAATCGCCGCCGACATCGAGAGACCGCGCCGACGCGCCCACGCACGAAACGAACCCACGCGACTAGGGCGAATGTGTATCACAGAACGCTTGCGCCGAGTACGCCGAGAACGAGACATCAGTAAGAAACCTCAGCCGTACGGATATTGGCAACCCAGCGAACCGTGACACCTGCCGCGCCAACGACACGAACCGCAAGCGCATAGTTTGCGCCATCCACCCCGACAACGCAATTCCACGCCGAATCGTCTTCTGCGATAACCGTAACCGACGGGGTGCCGACAAGCGAAACTGTACCACCAACACGCTTAACCAGACCAGTAACACGGTACGCCGCACTCAAGCCACCGCTAGACCGACCAACAACAAGCACATCGAAAGCAACTGTTTTGCCAGACGGAATGACGAATCTATCACCATCAAACAGCAGCGTAGTTGTCGTCGCGTTCGTCGTCTCAATGCGCGCGACATACTGCCCAACCTGGGCATCCCCAACACTCTGGAAGTACCCACCACCAACAACAACCGAGTTGGAGAAATCAGCAGAGCCAGCATTACCAAATGAGGCAGAGTTCTGACCTACAGCACGCGCTTCGTAACCAAACGCGGCAGAGAAGTCACCAGAGGCAGTAGTCTGATAACCAAATGAGATAGAGCCATCACCAAGAGCGGAATTCTGATAACCAAACGCGCTGGAGTAATCACCACCAGCAAAAGTTTGACGACCAAACGCAACAGAGCTGTAGCCAGAAGCGACAGTATCCTGACCGAACACAGCACGACCACTCACAGCGATATTACCAGTCGTCGTGATACCACCTGCCGTCGTGATACCACCTGTCGTCGCGATACCACCTGTCGTCGTGATACCACCTGTCGTCGCGATACTACCAGTCGTCGTGATACCACCTGTGTTAGCGTTCAGAACGAAACTCGGCGTACTCGAGCTAGTCGAGTAGCCAACAACACTACGGCCGTACCCAATGGTCAGGCACGGCGCGCTACCAGCACCACACCGATAGCCAGCACCACCAGCGCCAACGGCGCGCGCGCCAATCTCTCCGTCACCCGACGGGACGCCCACGTTCAAGCCGTAGAAAGTAGCAACGGCGACGATGAGCGAAATCAACGCCATGACGAGAATAGAAAGCAACTGCTTTTTCAACTGCTCAAGATCTCCCTGTTCAAGAGTAAAACCAAAACGATAGAACCGCATCTTAACCCCCAAATGGACGACCAGCCAGAGCGCCCAACGCCTGCTCAGTCATCGAATCGTACCGCGCTATCTCCTCGTCAGTCGCGGTACGATAACGAGGATCGCGCGAAACCAACTCCACATACATCGCACGGGTAACCACGTGGACACAGCCACGCGGATTGACCACGTAGACGACATCCGCCGCGACGGCATCCGCCGCGGGCAGCGAGCGAGCCGCAGACACAACGCTATCACCAGCACCAACCTTCCTCTTAGCCATAGTAACCCCCAATCGAACGTGGGAGCAGGCGCACATCCGCCCACCCCCACGCCGCGCGCCATCGGCGCGCTAAATCTCAGCCGTAGAAACTACAACCCCAAACTCATCCCGCAATTCCGCAACACCGTAGAGAACATCCACAGTGCATTGCATACCAAGATAGTTTGGATTGTACGACAACGTCACACGGAGACCAACGCCATCCTCGCTCATGACCGACTGCGTAACGCCTGGCGCATCCACAGACGGCAAGGGGCGAGTAACAAGCACTGCCGCATACTTTTGGAAGAAGAGGTTCTTACATTGACCACCCGCGGTAGCAATCTTTTGATCCACAAAGACATTGAACCCCATAAAACGGGATTCGTACGCGAGAGCCAACGCACCGCCCAACGACTCGCGATAGGCGTTATTCTTGACCTCTTCGATACCAAGAAATTCGTAATCCGCATCCTCGTGCAGGACGGCATAACGGTCAGCCAACGGCGCTTTCGCCGCATTCAGTAGACGCCGAGCCGAACGGAAATGCGCTTCACTGAGACCAGCAGTAGCATTGATCGTTTGCGAGAACCCAGAATACAACGCGGCAATATCCCCATCCACCTGTTCAGCCAACGCCTTGATAGCATCCTCCATGTAGCCGTTCAGATAGTCGGGTGTTGCCATTGCCCTGACTGGGTCCTCAATCAGAAAGGAAATTTCCTTGTGCTTGTTAAGCGTAACAGTGTACGTAGAGACCGACGGGGTTTGCAGCGTGACCGCTGTATCCTCCGCCTTGTCATTCACCGACAACGCACCACGCCTCGCAATCACAACACTCTTGCCTTTGGTCGCCACCTCGTTATCCCAATCGCGGGCAACCAAACGAGCCAACACCGTGTTTGCCTTGAGGTGACCCAACGCTTGGGCGGCAATGATTGTCGCAAGAGTACCCGATACCTCAGTTTGAGAAATGTTACCCATAGTAACCCCCAACAGAAATCAGAAACCAACAGACAATCGGTTTAACGTCTCGCGACGGAAGTCCATATCTCGCGACTACGCGCCCTAATCTCTTCGGGTGTCATAGCCGAAAGATCCAACTTTGCAGGAACACCACCAGAAAGCGGCGCAGGCGCAGACTGCGCCCCCGCCTGACGCAAAAGTGCCAACAGACGCTCGGCGTCCTCCCTCAACGATTTCTCGTCATCACCCACCAACCGCAAGGCAAGCGGCAACGGCAACCCCACCGACGCCGCAACGTCATAGCGCAAGCGCGCGCCCTGCGCCTCGGCGCGCTCACGCTCAAGACGAGCAGACTGTTCAGACAATTCTTTCAACTTCGCTAGCGCATCATCAAGACTGCGCTTTAAATCATTCCGTTCACTCACAACGCGCTGAAAACGTTCATACGGTACCGCTTGCTGCGGCGCACCCGACGCCTGCGGCGTTTCCGACGCCTGCAACGTTTCCGACGCCTGCGACGTTCCATCAGACTTGTCCATAAACCCCCTTACTAGGTCATAACCGACAAACCAGACGCCGACGGCTTGGCAGGTTCAGAGACAGGCAAATCAACCTTGCCAGCATCAATGGCAACGCGCACACGCTCCAACTGCAAACGTTTAATCTCCAAGTCCAACTTGGCGCCGAGGTCAGTCGGAAGCACCGCGCGCTGCTGGTCAAACAACTGCCCATCAAACCCAGCCAATTCAGAGAAACCAGACGGCGCAAGACGCGCGGCAAGCACAAGTGCGCGCGTCAGGGCATCGTCATACAGAGGACGAAGACGACGAACGAGTAAAACCAACTCAAGCAACTGTAGCTCAACCGTCGGCGTCGCTACCAATTCCTTACTCGTCAACTCGTCAAACGCCAATTCTGGCATAGACTTCTCAACCTGCGATGCAATCTCGCGCAGAAACTCCAAGAATCCTGGAATATCCACACCAGGGACAAGAACTTTGAAATCACCACCCTGAGGAATGAACCAAACATTGTCCCCGCCCCGCTTGAGGTCAACGCCACCTTCAGCACCTATAACCCCCCACTGGGGGTCCTTGTGCTGATGAATGAGAGACGCAATGTCCGTAGCAATCCGATTCACCTCATCAAGTAAAGACATCGCAACAAAGAACGCACAGTCTCCATAAGCACGCCCATTATCAATGTGCCTATGGCGTACGAAATGGCTAGCACGTAGACCATTACGAACACGACTATGTAATACACCATCGCGAAAATAGAGTACCCATTCATCCGAAACGACCTCCGCATACTCAATCACACCATTGACCGTTTTCAAATCGCGAACAAGGAACTCCAAACCATCGGGCCCAACGTAATGTGCCGCAGGGTCAACTGACTGAATGACAGGAACACCAGAGGACGAGAGCGACACACGCAAGACACCCTCGCCAACGGAAGCGGCACGGGAGATCCATAACGGCGACTCCGAATCCCAGCGCGAAGCACGGAGAATCGAGGAAGCTTGCGCCACAACAGAAGGAGGGACATCAGGCGCAAACGCCCAACGCTCAGGGAAACCTGGAACAATGCCAGCGTCAACGTTCACCGCACGCACGCACGGCAAATACAACGGTCGAATCTCCGCCGCAACGCGAGGCGCAAGCCAACTCATGGCATTCAGAGCGGAAGAGTAACGCGAGCCATCAAGGTACGACAAACGAATGGAAAACTCAACGCGCTGAGAGATAAAGCCAGAACGATAAAAGCGATACTCCTCAAGGTCAAAGATGCTAGCCATAAAACCTCACAGACGCAGAACGAAGCGAACGCGCGGGCTTTGTCAACTCGCTAACCAAATAGCGTAACGCATCAAGCAAATGATACGTTTCCGCGTCCTCGATCGAATCGAGAACATTACCCTGCGCGTCAACCGCATACGAATACGTCCCAATCTCATCAAGTAATTCCGCGAGGTCATCAAAGATGAACAACCGTCGCTCTCGAAACGCCGAGTAGACCGCCGCTATCCCCGCCGCGCGGTCAGACACGCGCGGCTTGCGAACACCCAGACCAGCAGACCCAAACGACCTGCGCCACTCATCCTCAGACGGCGCACCGCCGACAGCGTCAAGCACAGACAGCTCACCCAGACGCAAGTGCCGCACATGCGCCGCCACAGACTCGCCCGACTGGTGGTACTCGCGGTAGATGTAGATCGCCCCATCGTCCGAAACAGCGGCAAACACAGCCGCCATATTCCGCGTGCCAAAGTCAACCCCAACCACACGACGCCAAGAAGGCGAAAGCGCGAAACGCGGAACACGATGAACGGACGTATCGAAACAATCATAGACCAAGCCAGCGGGCTTTTCCCACTGCGCTTGATACTGCATCCTAAATTTCCACCGCGCAACAGAACCGCGCGCGTCCTCAAATTCATCACGGCTGAACGCAGGATTGACAACACTTTCAAACTGCACAACGTCAATAGACTTGTCACCCTGCCGCCACTTGTCCCACAGCGTCTTTACGAAATTCTCACAGTAGAGCGAAGTGGTAATCAATACCCGACCACGAGAAAGAGACAACCGCCGCCGAATCGCCTCCCACGACGACTGCTTAAAACGCCTCTGCCCCGCCTCATCCAACCACGCCGCCTTCGCCGTAGCCGACTCGAGCGACTCTGGCTCAGTCGCATAACCAAATAAAACACGCGTCTGAAGCAGAGGGTTATACGACTTGCCAAAAAGCCGCCGCTCACCCATCGGCGAGAAAACAAACTTGCGCGACGGCGACGCCGTGTAACGCCCCAACCGAAGGACAGTTTGAAACAACCACAGAAACGCAGGCAACGCTTTCAGGTCAAGGAGCGAGAAGGTCGGCGCAACTACCAGATAGTCACCTTGCCCACACGACTGAATCTCACGCAACAACCAATGCGGCCCAAACGACGTTTTGCCACCCTGTGTGCCAGCCAGCATCAAGACAAAGCGAGCTTTGCTGTTCCACGCCAACAACTGCCCAGCGTGAAAGTTCAGCCGCAACTCGCCCCCAACAACCTCCGCGAGATCAGCCATTCACAACAACACGATGCACAATCTCGACGGGCGGCAGATCGCTATCGCCACCCACAGCCACCGACGGCAAGCCGTAACGATAAGACCAAAGCAACGCCGCCGCACGCACAGCGGCGGACTCGTTTTCGCCCTTCTCCGCAATCGCGGCAATGCGGAGAAGAATGGCGCGCTGACGAGTACCGCTCAAAACCTTGTCAAACAAAGAGCGAAACTCAACCAAATCTTTATTCGACTTACGCCCAGCATTCGGGCGCGCACCACCACGCTTTGCCATAGACACCGATTTAACGCCTCGCGGCGAATGGCATTTGAAAAACGTTTGAATAATCAATCACCGCGGGGGCGCGTCAACTTCTCAACAATCAGTCTGTTCTGCTCCTGAATCGCACGCAACGAATCTGCAATCTCGCCCAACTGCACGCCATACTTATCCAAAATCCCCAACAGGCGACACTCGCGAGATTCATTCGTTTTCAGCGTCCACCAGAACAACACGACAAAGAGCGCGCCAAAGCTCACAAAATCGTTACGCAAAAGGAAATCCAGCAGGTCCATATCGCTCCATCAAGGAACAAGACTGCCACCAAAAAGATAATACCACCGCGAGCGGGCGCCGAGGTAGACATACGCCAACACCGCCTGCGGCCACAGCTGCGCCTTACGCGCAACAGGATTAACCAAACGATTAACTTCGGAAGAATCAGGGTGCTCATTCATAAAGTAGAGATAGTGGTTAGTCGCATTGTAAATGAAGACACGCAGACCATCCACACCACCAGCCAGACCCGTGATCTCGGCAGACCAGGTCAAATCGCCATACAGATAGATAAGTTCAGCAGACGACGTCGGCACATCATTGTTGCTACCATCAAAAATCAAAACGTTACGACTCTTTGTCATAGCAGCTCCAATCGGCTCAGGACTCTGCCAACGATAGTCACGCGCAAGCGAAGCGCACGTGACCACGCGCGCTGGCGCAACGGCGGCAAGAAACTCACGCCGAAACAACTTCGCCATACGGCGATAGGAATCTGTCGCCGTAGTTTGGACAGTCGTACTCTCAACAAGCATCAATGCGCGCGCCGAAGCCGCAAAGGCACAAGCACCTTGAACAACAACATCATCGTAGAACGAGGGAAATGTAGTGACAGTAGCGCCATCCAAGCCAGCGATTGTGTGAGGCAAATACCACCTCAGCACCGCCGACTGAACCCCATCGGGGTCAACATCACCCAAGATATAGATGTAGCCACTATCGCTACCTTCTGGAATGAAAACATAATCGGTTGGGTCATCCCAAGCGCGCGTGCTAGGATACCACAACCGAAGAGGAGAAATGATGCCTTCCGTCAAAAGCCCCGTCAGATTGACAAGGCGTGCCCTCGGCACGAAGGACTTGACCAACTCACGCGCAGGATAACGCGAGCCAGGGCGAACACCATAGCGCGTCAGCTCACCGAGAGAACGACGGATAAACTCATCGCAGAGAGCATTTACAAACCAACCACTGCTCTCGCCGTCATAGTCCTCACGGTCACCAAAATTAAAGCGAACGCGATCACGAAAGTAAGAAATGTTACGAACAATGACACCCTCGCCCTCGCCAGGCATATGCACCTCACAGATAGCATTATAACACAAACAGAGAACACAAGCAACCAGACGCTACCGCGTCGCACCGAAAGCTTGCTGACCCACAACGCATAGCCGACGCCAACAGCGAACGCTACCGCGTAGGGTAAGTCGGAGCCGAAAGAGAGAACAACAGAAAACTTTGACCAAACTCTAACCTGATTTTGACCTGATTTTGACCTGATCTTGACCTGATTTTAACCTGAATATGCTACACTACAATTGACAGCAGAGTTATCCACAACTGTTGATAACTGAAAGAAAATGTGGAAAACATACCCACAGGTAATCCACAGGTCATCCACAGGAAAGGAGGTGAGAAAACAATAGACGAACTACACCCAAAACTGCAAGAAGCACTGAAGGCTTTCATCGCACAATGCGCGACGACGCTAGCAGACGCCGTAGCAACAGAGGTGGAGCCAAAAGAGAGCGGAAGTATCTCGTTCCAAATCATGCTGGTGTCACAGGCACTGGAAGAGACAGTCGAGGCGTTCATCAGAGATTATCCACATATCCACAGCGCCTACGACTACAAAGATTGATCAAGAGATAAAGAAAGGAGAAAAGATGCTACTGAAACACAGACAAAGAAACCTAGACCAACCAATGGACCCACCAATGCCGCCTGGAGGAATCAGAGACTGGCTCATCGCAACTGGCTACTACCAGAGGGCGTACAACGAACGAAGGTACGACCACCACTGCCGCCTATGCGGCAGAACAACAAGCGGCAAAAGCGGAAGCGGACTATGCCGATACTGCGCGCACAGAAAAGGAGCAAAGATGAAAGACAGACAGAAACAATTGATCTTCAGACTCGACACAATCCTGACTCAAGCAGAAATTAACGACTTCGCACGCCAATTCAATGACCTTGCAATGGAACACGGTTACTCCATAATCGAGTTTATCGCCGCGATACTCGGCGGCGAAATCACACTGCTGATTATGGGAGACGAACAACGCAACGAAGCAATCAAACTACTTGAGAAAGGACACAACAGAACACTCGAATACATCGCGCGTGAACTCAGAAAGTCACGCGAACTTAAAAAACGAATTGATGTAGGAGACTACGAAGAGTAAGAAAGAGCGGCGGCGCCACATTACTTGTGACCCGCCGCTCTCGCTTGCATCACCACAACAGAGGCGCACCCCGCCCGCGCGCCGATACCCAACTCGACGCCGAAGGGAAGATAGGCACTTGAAGATAACTTGCCTATCCCACTTGAACAACGGTAGACGGGTAATTCGGCACAACTCAGACTTGCCCCTTAAGGTTGGCTGGCAGGGTCGCCTGCGGCGGGCGGGGGCAAACTGCGCCGCATGCCCGCCCGCCGCAGGCTACTGAGTGCGCACGGCATTGGGAACATTGACTTCCAGGGCAATTAGTCAAGTGCCGTGCGGTTTCGCTGGCGTCCGCAAAAGCCGTTCCACGAGGCTTTTGCGGACGCCAGCGAAATTCTATCTCGGTGATCTCTCCTCCACCACCCAACATAACGGCGCCTTCCCCATCCGCAGTCGGTTGCCTGCCTTGTCGGGCGCGAGCCGATAGGGAAGGCGGTCGGCGCGGCGCCTCCGCGGCGTCTTATGTAACCAAGTTACATAAGACGCGGAAACAAAAAGAACGCCGAAGGTCACCAGACCCTCGGCGGACGTCATTCACGAAATCACGCCTGATCAACTTCAAGAACCAGCTGCACGGCATGCGGAGTCAGCGGATAGAGGCCTGCCAGAAGTGACTCGACAGTCTTCGCCGCATCCTTGAGCGCCGCAGCCGCGGCGCGCTCGCGCAGAGCATCATGTTCGCTAGTAGCAAATGCCGCAGTCGCATCAAGTAGTTCTGCCTCACGTAGCAGATACTTGACGACGGCATACGCCCCAGCGTACGCGCCTTCGTAATACATTTTGCCTCCTTTTTTTTGCCGCGCCACCGCGCGCTGGCGCGCGGTTCGCTTGCTAATCTGCAATCATAGTAACAAACAAAGGTCAAAATCTGGTCAAAATCTGGTCAAAATCTGGTCAAAATTTCGTAAGAGTTTGCAAAGAGAAAATAAGAAAGTATTAAAATTTCGTAAGAGAAGTTTACATAAATTTGCCGCGCACATCATTGACGATGTGCGCGGCAAGTATCACCGAGAGAGTAGACGCAACGAATGTAACATAGAAGTGTGACGATCCGCGGAGCGATTGAACGCCACAACAACACGATCGTCGCGGCAACGGAAGACATACCACACCGCACCGCAACTACACGTCACCCAACCACTCGAACTCGGAGACGACACCCTGTGGCGCGCTTGAAACTCCGCAAGCGCGTTACACCAGTAATCACGTTCACTCGTGCTTGAGAACAACATACGGAGACCCCATCCGCGAGTGGCGAGCCAGCATCTCATTCGGGATTCCGCGCTCCAAACACGCAGAACGGTAATCCACGACCATGCTAGTAAACGGCGCCAGCTCTTCAGGTGTAAGCCCCAACTCGCGCGCAATTCCCACATAGTCGTATTCAGTACGACCACTAAAAAAGCGCGCTGAAGCGCAATCAGTAGCAACACTCTCGCCAAGGGTTACGACAACATACTTGATTGACGCCTCGAGCACCTGGCAGATGTGATGAATATCCGCCCACGCACTAAGCTTCTCCTCGATGCTCATCTCATCAATGAGCTTTTCCCACGCTCCAACGTCAAGAAATGCACCCATTTTCCACCTCCCCAGAAATCGTGCGCACATAGCGCAGGATTGCCGAAACGTCACCTTCACACCATAGTGGATCGAACGAACGAGAATGCGGAAGGACAACGTAGAGCTGACCTACCACAACAAGCCAGCCCCACGAGAAGAACGACACGCCATCCGCAGTCAACGCCGTGACGACATCATCATACATTTTGCCTCCTTTTTTTTGCCGCGCCACCGCGCGCCAGCGCGCGGTTCGCTTGCTAATCTGCAATCATAGTAACAAACAAAGGTCAAAATCTGGTCAAAATCTGGTCAAAATCTAGTCAAAATTTCGTAAGAGTTTGCAAAGAGAAAATAAGAAAGTATTAAAATTTCATAAGAGAAGTTTACATAAACCATAACGAACGGCGCGAAGACGCGATTTGAAACGCTACCGCGTCGCACCGAAAGCTTGCTGACCCACAACGCATAGCCGACGCCGACGGTGAACGCTACCGCGTCGGGGAACAAGCGGGCAAGGTGCGCCGCGCAGCACACAACGTAGAACCGAAGGGAACAACGCGGCGGGGCGGCGGCACGTCGCAAAAACACTCGCGCCGCCGCCCCGCCGCTTACGTCGCAC